CTAAAGGCGTCTCGCCCCCAGGCTCACGGCGCGCGCCAGGGCCTGGGCCAGCTGGGCGTCGGAGCGGATCAGGCCCGCGACGTCGCCGCCCTGGACATTGACGGTCACCGACACCCCGCCGGCCGTTCCGACCGGCTCGATGCTTCCGCCGGCGGACGGGCGAAAGACCTCCGGCCCGCGCTCGCCGACCAGATAGGCGCCGCCGGGCAGCACTGGGCCGCCATCGGCCCTGCTTCCTGAAAAAGGGGCGCCGGAAAAGCTCTTCGACAGCGCCGCGCCAAGTCCTGCGCCGGCCGCGCCCAGCACCGCGCGCGCCAGCTCGGCCAGCGACACTTCACCGTCAGACGCGGCGCGCGCCAGGGACCGCGCCAACGACGTCCCGGCCCGGGTGAAGGCCTCGTCGATCGAACGGGCGGCCCGTTCGGCCGGCGCCTTCAGGGCCTCAAGCGACGCAGCGGCCTCGGCGGCGCGGGCGGGAACGGCGGTCAGGCCGTCGGTTTCCAGGCTCATGAACAGGCCTCCTCATCGGGATAGCGGGCGATTAGGGCGGTCAGGCCCGAGCGGGTCAGGACCGGCTGCGGCGGAGTCTCGGTCAGCAGCCGCCACTCGACCAGCGACAGCCGCCAGAACGCCTCGGGCGCAATGCCCAGGCGGAGGGCCAGCCGCAGCGGCGCGGCCCAGCTCATGCGCTGGCGACCAGGGCGGCGGCCAGGGCGCTCGCGGCCTCGACGACCGTGGCGCGGGCGGCGATCGCCGTATCCTCGCCCCCGCCGTCCAGCAGGGCAGCCAGCACGGCGGAGAGATCGCCGGCGCTCAGGGTGGCGATCCGGTCGGGCAGCTGCGCCCAATCCGAGAGGCCCAGCGCGCTTTCGATCCGCGCCAGGGCGCCCAGGGTCAGGCACAGGCGCCGCGGTGCGCCGGCCAGGCTGACCACGACCTCGCCGCGGGCGGGATTGGCGGTCGGCATCAGAGCGCCGTGAAGGTGACGGCGCCGGCCGAGGCCAGGCTCAGCGCGAACGCCGCCTCGCCGTCGTGCTCGCCGGCATACTCCAGGGCCGCGACCAGGAACGCGCCCTCCAGCTGGCCGAAGTCGGGGATCACCAGCCGCCAGACGCGCGCCGACTGGTCGAAGAAGCTGGTCCGCACCTGGGCGTCGGAGGCGGCGTCACGGAACACGCCCGCGCCCGACACGGCCACCGATTTCACCCCCGCCCCAGCCAGCAGCTCGCGCCAACGGCCGGTGCTGTCGCTGTCAGTGGCGTCGATGGTCTTGGCGTTCAGGCTGATGGTCCGGGCGCGCAGGCCCGCGACGGTGTGGAAGGTCGGGGTCGCGGCCCCGTCGCTGATCTTCAGCAGCAGGTCCTTGCCGGCTTGGGCGGCCATGGGAAGCTCCGTGGATTAGAGGGGTTCGGTGACCGCCCGCACGCGGACGATGCCCAGCGTGGTCTCGCGATCGGCGCCGGCGAAGACGTCGGCATAGGGCGTGCGCAGGGTGACCAGGCGCCGGCCGGTCAGGGCCGGCTTGGCGTCGTGCAGCGCCGCACGGACGGCGGCGACCAGGGCCCTGGCCTCCTCCGGCCCGCCGAAGCGGCTAGCGCAGGTCAGGGTCAGCAGGTGCTCGACGGTGTCGCCTTCGACGGGGCGGCCTTCCGACCGGGTGACGACGACGCAGGGATAGGTCGGCATGCGCGGCGCGGCGGCATGGATCCGCTGGCCGGCGATCGCGGTGACGGCGGGCGCGGCCTTCAGGGTCGCGACCAGGGCGTCGATCAGGGGCTTGTCGCTCACAGCCGCGCCTTTCGGTAAGGGGCCAGCCACGGCTCGACGAGGGCCAGCGCGGGCTCGTCGCGATGCTCATAGGCGTGGGCGACCAGGATCAGGACGGAGAGGCGCAGCGGCGCCGGGCTGGCGGGGGTGAGAGCGACGCCGGCGGCCGTGGCGACACGGGCTTCGGCGGCGTCGATCAGCAGCGTGAGGACGGCGTCCTCAGAGGCGTCCGGCACGCGCAGAAACGCCCGGGCCTCGGCCAGGGTGAGGGATTGGGGCATCTTTGATGTCCTTGCAGAGGCGGCGCTTGCCCCCTCAGTCGCTCCGCGACAGCTCCCCCGCATCGCGGGGGAGCATCTGGGCCGCGCTGAAAGCTCCTCCCCCGCGATGCGGGGGAGGTGGCCCAGAGGGCCGGAGGGGGCTAGCTCGGCGTTGGAAGGTTAGCTCGCCGCGAACTTCAGCAGCTTCACGGCATCGAAGTTCTGCACGCCGCCGCCGACACGCTTGGTCGTGTAGAACAGCACGTGCGGCTTGGCCGAGTACGGATCGCGCAGCACCCGCACGCCGGCGCGGTCGACGATCAGATAGCCCTTTTCGAAGTCGCCGAACGCCACAGCCATGGCGTTGGCGGCCACGTCCGGCATGGCCTCGATCTCGGTCACCGGGAAGCCCAGCAAGGACGCCGACTGGCCCGGCTGCAGGGCCGCGTTCCAGATGTAGTTGCCTTGCGCGTCCTTGAACTTGCGCACCGCGCTGACCGTGCGGCGGTTCATCACGAAGCGGCCGTTCTGGCGGTACTGGGTCTTGGCCGCGTAGATCAGGTCGATCAGCTTGTCAGTCGGGTTGGTCGCGGTCCAGCCGCCCGCCACGCCGGTGGCCACATAGCCCAGCTGGCCCCACGTGTAGGTCGCGTCGGGCGCGGCGGTATAGGCCAAGAGGCCCTTGGGCTTGTTGACCCCGTCGCCGGTCACGAAGGCCGAGGTCTCCTGGGCGGCGAAGGCGTCCTGCACCTCCTCGGCCAGCCACTCGTCGATGCTGACATAGGCGTCGTCCAGCAGGGCCTGGGTGGCGGCCGGGCTGGCGTAGAGCTCGCCGGCCGGGAAGTCGATCACGTCCAGGGTCGGCGCGGTCGTCTCGGGCCGCACGGCGGTCTCGGCCACCCAGGCGGCGGCCAGGCCCGTCGGCGACACCGGCTTGCGGAACGTGCCGGCGCCGATGGTGCGGACCTGGCAGATCTCGCGCATCGGGCTGGTAGCCGCCAGGCGACGCAGGATCAGCCGCTCCAGCTCCGGCGGCGCGACATAGCCGCCGGAGCTGGCGACGCCTTCCGACAGCCCCTTAGCTTCGAGCAAGGCGGCGGGCGTTTCGCCGGTCTTCACATAGCGGTCGAAGGCGGCCTTGCGCTCGTCGACACGCGCCAGCGGCGCGTCACCGCCGAGATCAGGCCTCCGCAGGTCGGCCATCAGGCGGTCCAGCCGATCCTGGGCGCGGCCGACAGCCTCGTCGATGCGGCCGACCTTCTCCTCCAGCAGGACATCGGCCCGCTTGGTCTCGATGGCGGCCAACCGCTGGTCGTTGGCGGCCTTGAAGCTCTCGAACGCCGACAGGACGTCCGCCAGCGCCGCGCGGGCCTCGGGCGAGGCCGCGTGTTTGGTTTCCTTCATGGGGATCTCCGTTGAAAACAGATGCTCCCCCGCGATGCGGGGAAGCTGTCGCGGAGCGACTGAGGGGGCAAGCTGGACTTAGGCCGAGCTCGCCCCCTCCGGCCCTCTGGGCCACCTCCCCCGCAACGCGGGGGAGGATCTTCACGCCACCGTCAGCCGCGCTTGAGGCAGCATCGGGAAGGTCACGATCGACACCTCCCAGAGCTCGACGCGGGACAGCACGCGCAGGCGGCCCTGGGTGCGGGCCTTCACCTGTCGGAAGCCGATGGAGAGGCCGTCCAGGGCCCCGGCCTCGACCAGGGCGGCGACCAGACGGCCGCGAGGCGTCGTACGCAGGATCCGGCCACGGACGAACAGGCCCTTGGCGTCCTCGACCACCGCGTCCCAGACGCCCACGGGCTCGGCCTCGTCGTGCTGGTGCAGCATGATCACCGGAGCACCGGCGGCGAGGCTTTCGACGAAGGCCCCCGCAGCGGTGACGTCGTCATTGAGGTCGCGGGTCCAGAACAGCGACGCATAGCCCTCGATCTTCAGCTCATCGTCCATCGGCGCGCTCCAGACGGGCTTCGATGCGGATCAGGCTCTGGCGGCTGGCCTCGGCCTGGGCCTCCAGCCGCGCCAGGCGTTCGGCGACGGGGGCCTGGGCTTCCAGTCGCCGCTGCATCTCGTCGATCCGGGCCGAGGCCTTGCCGGCCCACAGCAGGGCGGCGGCGGCTTGCAGCGCCACGGCGACCAGCAGGGCGGCCGAGACCTGGCGATCCAGCCGCCAGCGGTTGGCAGGCGGGCTCAATGCTCCAGCCCCGCCAGGCGCCGGCGTTCGGCGTCGGTGAGGAAGGACGCGGCCTGCAGTCGGCTCCACAGGGCGTCGCGTTCGGCCGACAGGGCGGGGACGGCGTCCAGGTCGGGCGCGATCTTGGCGCCCGGGAACTTAGCGGCCAGCCAGCCGGTCAGAGCGCGGGCGGCTCGCTCGGCCAGGGGCACGACGGTCCCCCGCCAGAAGGCGGCGTTGGCCTCGCGATAGTTGGCGTAGGTGTTGTCGCCGGGGATGCCCAAGAGCTGCGGCGGCACGCCGAACGCCAGGGCGATCTCGCGGGCGGCGGCGTGCTTGCCCTCGGTGAAGTCCATTTCGGCCGGGGTCAGCGACATCGCCCGCCAGTCCAGCCCGCCTTCCAGCAACAGCGGCCGGCCGGCGTTGGCGGCGCCGGACTGGGCGGTCGCCAGCTCGGTCTTCAGCCGCTCGAACTGCTCGTCGGTCAGGCGGTCGCCGGCGTCCTTGCTGCTGTAGACCAGCGCCCCGGACGGCCGGGCGGAGTTGTCCAGCAGCGCCTTGTTCCAGGCGCTGGAGGCGTTGTGCACGTCGATCGCGAACGCCGCGGCTTCCAAGGGCGAGAAGCCGTAGTGATCGCTTGTGGGATTGAAGAGCTTGAGATGCAGCACCGGCAGCCAGCCGTCGGCGTCGCGGGCGATCCGCACCGTGCGCCCGGCGGCCTGGTAGTCATAGGCCAACGGCCAGCCGCGCGGCCCGGGGACCAGGGTCATGCGGTCAGGGCGCAGGGCGTAGAGCTCGGTCGGTTGGGCGTCGCCGGCGGCCTCGAGATAGGCGTTGCCGGCGACCTGCAGGCTGCCGAAGAAGGCCTCCATCAGGTCGGGTCCGCCTTGTTCGGGGTTAGGGCGATCGAGGAGCTTCTTCAGCGGGTGATCATCCGCGCGACGGCCATCGACGAACACGGCCAGCGGCGTCGCGGCGGCGGCCTCGGCGATCAGCCGCGTGCAGCGATAGGCGACGGGGTTCTTGGCGAAGCCTTCCGCCGCCAGGGCGCCGTAATCGCGCGGCGTCCACTGCGGACGGCCGCCGGTGGTGAGAGCGATCAGACGCGCGGCGCGGGAGTCTTTGCGCTCGGGCGCGCGGGGTTTGAAGAGGGGCATTGACGCCTCCCATTGCTGAGAACAAAGATAGAACAATCTGGAGCTGCAGCCATCACCGTCTTCCCCCTCCGGGGGAGGAGGGCCGCAAGGCCCGGAGGGGGCAAGTCAGGGAGTTCGCAATGTCAGCGCCCAAGACGACCGTCGCCAATGCGCGACGCCTTCGGAAGGACATGTCCAAACCGGAGATGAACCTCTGGCACGCGCTCAGGCGCGGCGGACTGGACGGACTCAAGTTCCGCCGCCAGCACCCGATCGGCCCATACGTGCTCGACTTCTACTGTGCGGCCCTACGGCTGGCGGTCGAGGTGGACGGTTACAATCACTGCATCGGATCGCGCCCCCGGCGAGACGCCGTGCGCGACCAGTGGCTGTCGAGCCAAGGCGTTCGAACGCTGCGACTTCCAGCGCACGAGGTGATGCGATCGGTGGACGATACGCTTTGGGCTATCAGAGCTTACATCACTGACTTGCCCCCTCCGGATGCTGCGCATCCTCCTCCCCCGGAGGGGGAAGACGGGGCCACTCCGTCTGCCCCCTCCGGGGGCGGACGACCGCGCGACAGCGCGGTCAGGTGGGGGCCTCCCGGCGGTTAA